GCCCCATCATGAACGTAGTGCGAGGCTTTAGCCTCGTGCCGGGGGGCACGACCCTAAAGGGTCGCACTACACCTATGAGATTGTTTCGCCTTCGGCTCGCAACTTCGGCTGGCAGTGACAAGAAAGAGTTTGCACTCACGGATTTAGGTGTGGTGGAGACCATTCTGTGGAAATCCGCGTGTTTGCCTGATCCAGATAGATGTGGTGCACGCTGTGATCGCCCTGGGGAGGCAACGAATTCTAGCGGGGATGACAGAATCTCCTTGCTCGATTAGAACATTAGTGCTAGTATGGGTGCCATGACTGGGAGTATTGAGGCTTGCCGACGACAAGCGAGGTTCATAAGCGGCGCGACAAAATCCTGGTGAACTATGGAAAGAGAATCTATTTGGGACTTATTGCCTGAGGAATTCCCTTATAACGACCAGGGGTGCGAACTATTCCCGTCCTGTCTTGACTGTCCTTTCCCCTATTGTATCAGGGAGGAGCCTTGGGGCAAGGAGAAGTTTCTAAAGGGAGTGAGAGCGCGGAGAATGGCCGAGTTGAAGAGCCGGGGAAAGAGCGTTAAGGAGATTGCAAGCATATTTGGGGTGAGCATTAGGACGGTGCAACGGGCGCTGAAGGTGACGGGGGAGTAATGGGGGATTGCACGGGGTTAAACCCTGGCACTACGAGGTCTGGTTGGTCTGATGTCATCGAGAAGTGCGGGAGTCCCAAGGCAATTTCGCTGGCGATGGGGATGCACGACCCTGAAGGGTCGTACTACATGTATGAGATTGCTTCGCCTGCGGCTCGCAATGACAGCTTGCCCTCGGCACATGGGCGGGGCACAAGACCCCGCGCTACGAAGTCTCACTTATCCCTTGGTGGCTGCGGGGCTAAACACCATCGGCACGACTCTGAAGGGTCGTACTACATGTATGAGATTGCTTCGCTCGCAATGACGGGAGGAATGGGAGGCCGAAGAGATGACTGATCCTTCACTTCTCCTTCACTTCGTTCAAGGACAAGGTTCAAGGACAAGTTTCAATCCAACCTCGCTAGCGAGAATGGATACCGCCCGCCTCGCCGCCTACCGCCAGAACCTCGATTTCTACACCGGCGCCCAGTGGCCCACCATCAGCCGCCACCGCCAGCTCGTCTTCAATTACGCCAAGGTATCAATCGACAAGGCCACCAGCTACCTCATGCAGGGCCTAAACTTCGCCTGCTATCCCGTAGGGGAGGGTCTCGTACCCTCCCAGGAACTCAAAGTCAAAGCACGCAGAGCTGAGCAGCTCCTTAGGGAGGTCTATGAGCACAACAACCTCCAGCAGCTCGACTGGGAGACCGAGATTGACGCTGCCGTCCTGGGAGACGGCTGCTACAAAGTCACCTGGGACTCTGACGAGAAACGGATCAGGATCACCGCGCCCGACGTCTCGGGCATATTCGCCTGGTGGCTCGGCGACGACCTCTCCAAACTCTGGAGAGTAGCCTCGAGATACACCCTCACCCGGGATGAGGTCCAGCTCCTCTACGGCGCCGCCATCACCAAGAAGCAGGCCACCATCACCGAAGTCTGGACCGATCGGTCATTAGATCTCTTCCTGGATAACGAGCCTATGGACTTAAAGCCCAACCCCTACGGCTTCATCCCATTCGTCATCTTCCCCAACCTCAGAGAGCCCAAGAAGTTCTGGGGAACCTCGGACATACCCGCCCTGGTCCAGCCGCAAAGAGAATTAAACCGGGCACTCAGTCAACTATCCCGCATCCTGGAGCTCTCAGGCAACCCCATCGCCGTCCTCGAGAACATCGGCTCAGCCGAGGATATCAAGGTCCAGCCGGGCGCCGTCTGGGCAATACCCGAGGACGCCAAAGCCTACCTGTTAGATCTACTCCAGGGCGGAGGCATCAGACTCCATATAGATTACATCGACCTGATCTACCGCACCCTTCACGACATCTCCGAAACCCCCCGGGCAGCCTACGGCGGCGTCGAGAAGGACCTATCCGGAGCCGCCCTCAACATCGAGCTGGGCAGCCTCATTCAGAAGGTCACCCGCAAAAGGACCATAAGAACAAACGCCTACCACCAGCGCACCACCATGATCCTGAAGCTGGCAGAGAAATACCTGGGCGAGAACTTTGACGGCATCACCCACCGGGTAGTCTGGGGACCGATACTTCCCCAGGATACCGCCAGGCGGGCACAGAACGAGCAGCTCCTCGTCCAGGCAGGAGTCCACAGCAGAAGGACCGCCATGGACGAAATGGGAATCCAGGACCCCGATGAGGAATTCAACCGCTGGCTGGAGGAGAGGGAGAGGATCCTGGAGATGAACCAGCAATTCAGGGCACAGTCCTCACGCGGCGGAGCGAGAGAGAGGAATGAGCTAAAGCTCATTGGGAGAAGGGGGCTCAAAGATGAAAGTAGACTGAATATGGAGGTGCCGGAATAATACAAAGTTCTAGGTTCAAGGTTCAACGTTGAACGTCGAACATTGAACATCGAAGTCATGTAGCGCGGGGGCTCGTCCCCCGCCCTAAGAGGAGGAATCTATGGCAGAAAACGAAACCCAGGAAACCCAGGAAAACCTTGTCCTCGAACGAAGTGAAGGACAGAACCAGGCGTCAATGGCCGAGGACCTGGCCGCTATCAAGGCCCAGCTCGAGGACGAGCAGAAGGCTAAGGCCGAGCTCAGGGAAAGCTTGGAGAAGAAGGACTTCGTCATTGCCGACCTGGAAACCAAGCACGGCGAGCTCGAAGCGGCGCTAAGCGAAGCGAAGCAGGGAAGCGAAGTAGGTGCGGCCGCACTCACTGCCGCCGCGGAAGCCAAACAACAGGCCGTGGCTAAATACCTCCAGGCGGTAAAAGCCCTCAATCCCCAGGTGCCTGAGGACATCATCACTGGCGAGACCATCGAGGAGATCGATGCCTCCGTGGAGAAAGCTAAGGCCACGGTTGAGGCGGTCAAGCAGTCCCTCCAGGCCGAGGCTGCCGCCACCAAAGTCCCCGCTGGGGCGCCAACCAGAGGCGCTATCTCCCTAGAGGGAATGTCCCCCAGGGAGAAGATCGCCTACGCAATTTCGCGGCAGAGCCGCGAATAGGGGTGGTAGGGAGTGGAAATGAATAATTCAAAATCATTTGCAGCAAAGCTGCAAACGAAAGGAGGAATGTAGTGCGAGGCATAGTGCGAGGCGTAGCGCAGGGGCTTGTCCCCTGCCTTGATGAACCTCGTGCCAGAACCCTCGCGCGAAAGGAGAAATCATGGCAATAACACTAGCAGAAGCAGAAAAGCTCTCCACCGATGTCCTTCTCCAGGGCATCATCGAGACCGTCATCAAGGACAGCCCTATTCTCCAGGAGCTGCCCTTCATTCAACTCGTGGGCAATGCGCTCACCTATAACCAGGAGTGGGCCCTACCCACCGTCGGCTGGTACGCCGTCGGCGACACCTGGGCCGAGTCCACCCCTAAGTTCAAGCAGCTCACCGCCACCCTCAAGGTCCTCGGCGGAGACGCCGACGCCGACAACTTCCTTAAGGCCACCCGGAGCAATATTCAGGACCTCGAGGCCGCCGTCATCGAGCAGAAGGCTAAGGCCCTCAGGCATGAGTTCGAGAACTGCTTTCTCAACGGAGACTTAAGCTCCGATGCCAACCAGTTCGACGGACTCTATAAGCTCCTTAAGGGCACCGCCTGGGCAGCCTCCACCGCCTACGCCCTCGACGACGTGGTGGTCCCTGAGGCCGGAGAGGAGAACGGATTCCTCTACAAGTGCATCGTGGCCGGCACCTCAGGCGCCTCCAATCCCACTTGGCCCACCACCGAGGGAGGCACCGTGGAGGACGGCACCTCTAGCCCGAAGCTCAAGTGGCAGGCCATGTACGGCAACCACTATGGCTCGGGCGTTAACGGTGCCACCCTCGCCTTCACCAAGCTCGATATCCTTATCGATTTAATTCGAGGCGGCAAGCCCGATATGCTCCTCATGAGCCGCCGGTCCCGCAGGAAGATCCAGACCCTCATCCGCGCCTCAGGCGCCATCCTCGAGACCCGTCCCGGCAAGTTCGGCGAGCAAATCCAGATGTACAACGGCATCCCCATCGCCATATCGGACTGGGTAAAGGATAGCTACACTGTGGGTACATCATCCGATTGCTCCGTTATCTACGCCCTCATACTGGGAGAGGGCGCCGTCTGCGGGCTGACCAGCCCCGAGATGGTACAGGCCGAGAGGGTAGGATCTCTCGAAACGAAGGATGCCACCCGCACCCGCATCAAGTGGTACTGCTCCCTGGCCAACTTCTCCACCGTCAAGGCCGCCATGCTAACGGGGGTGAGAGACTAATGGCAGTAGAAATGTCAGGAATCATCACCCTCACCTTCGAGCTCGACAAGGACGCCGCCGCCCTGGGCACCACCGATGAGGCCCTAAAGCCCTGCCAGGGCGCAGGCTCTGTGGCTGAGTATCACGCCATCCAGGATGGCTGCATCCGAGGCCTCGATTGCGAGATCGAGGATGCCCAGAGCGACGGAGATGACGTCATCTTCTCCGTCTATGTCGGCGGCACCAGGAACCCAAACACCGTCACCCTGGCCGGCGCCGGCAGCTCCGCAGGAGCCAAGCACGGCGAGACCCGCTTCGACAAGGACAAGATAGCCGTCAGCAGCGGTGACTCCATCGTTGTCAAGGCCAAGTCCACCGATGCCACCAACACCAAGCCCGCTGGCATCCTCGCGGTTGTCTATCTACAGCTGGGAAAGAGTGAGATCTAATGAGTGTGAGAGAGGCTTTCAGCCTCGCTATGGCCACTGAACAGGGAACTGGCGACCGGGGACTAGACCCCAGCCTCCAGCCCCCAGCCGCCAATTCGCCCATTGTCACCTCCTTAATTAAGGGAAGGGGGTCAGCACCAGCCCCCTTCCCCCACCCCCCGAGTAGGGAACAGGGGACCGAGGACTAGGCCCCAGCCCCTAAACCCCAATTTGTGAGAGAGGCTTTCAGCCTCGATATGAGGTGAAACCATGGATCTAGCAACAATGCGAGCCAGAGTCAGAGAAGATCTCCAGGACACCGACGCCCAGAACTACCGCTGGACCAACGACGAGGTAGACGGAGCGATCGAAAGAGTAGTAAGGGAGTTCTCCCTCGCTTATCCCTTGCAGCAAGAGGACGATATCGCCACCACCGACGACTCAAACGAGATCGATATCTCCAGCCTCACCAAGTTGCTAAAAGTCAACTCCGTGGAGTTCCCGCTCGACAACACCCCGCCTTACTACCAGCACTTCACCAAATACGGCACGTCAATATACATGCAGGATGAGGGCAACGGAGACGACGCCCGCATACGCTGGTACAAGCAGCACACCCTCGATGCCGACTCCTCTACCATCCCAGAGCAGTTCGAGGAGATCATCGTATTGGGCGCCACAGGCTACCTGGCAACTTCAGCCTCAGTGTTCACCGTGGACAAAGCCACCATCGCCGGCAGATACGCCACCGCCAACTATCTCAAGTGGGGACAGACCAGGCTAGACCGCTACGAGAGGAAGCTCAAAGCCATCGCCCGCGACAACCGGGTAATCCCCAGGGAGCTCTACAGTGATTGAAACCAATAGGTGCGGCCGCACCTACGTAGTGCGAGGCTTTCGTGTGAGGGGCTTTCCAGCCCCGATAACGACTGCGCATCGATGCGCACCCATGATAGCTGACAGCTAAGAAATGATCGAAACAGGAGTGCTTAAGACCTGGGACAGTGCCACCTACACCGCAGGCGTTCAGCTTGCAGGCTCGCTAACAACCTATTTCGACAACCTTAAGGTAGCTAGAAATATCGCGTCAGCAGAGATGGTGATAGGAAGACAGGTAATCGTCGCCATACCCGAAGGCAACCCCAGGGACGCCGTTGTTATTGCAGTATATACCGTATAAACGTTATGTACCTTTGAAACGTAGCGTGGGGGCTTGTCCCCCACAAAGAGAGGAGAAATGGCTAAATCAGGTATAACGCATGCAGATGTCGGCAATGAACTTTCCAAAGACGAGCATGAACGTAGCGCTGGGGCTTGCCCCCAGCCCAACGAGGAGGAGAAATGGCTAAGTCAGGCATAAGGCACGCAGACGTCGGAGACGAGCTCTCCAAAACAGAGTGGCTAAACGAAGAGACCCACGAGCTCATCCACGGCAACAGCTTCCCCGCTACCCCCGCCGAACGCCAGTTGTTTTACCGGGATGATGAGCACAAATGGTACATCTACAACGGCACCGCCTGGAAATCTCTCGAAGCAGGCGCCACCGATCACCTGGATGACATTGGAGACGTCAACGTCCCTTCCCCATCCGACAACGACGTCCTTTACTGGGATAACGCCGCTGGCGAATGGAAGTGTAAAGCTAACTGGGTGGCAGCGCATAAGACCAGCCACGAGAACGGAGGCAGTGATGAGATAAGCCTTGCTGGCCTGTCAGGAGATCCTGCCGATACCATAAACAAGTCCTTGCTCACCACGGCCGGCGAT